ACCACCCAGTCTGTCCGCGGCGAACGCACACGAAACACAAACATATGTTCGAAATGGCTTCGCTCCCTCCGGTCGCTTCGCCCATGAGTTAGTAGCATTTAACTTAGACGGGAACAAAGTTAGTTTCAACTAACTCACTCGCGAAAAGAGAGGGCAACCGAAGTCACCCTAACGTTTAGGAAGCTGTTCTCTCCCAATCAGTTTTAAGGTCGTGAATATAAATATCACACGACAATGTGGCTGAGGTGAAACTTTCTAATGTCAATGACCTGTTATAAAAATAAACACTACCATCAGAATCAAGATAAACAGGAACTACATACTGACCACCATCAGAACCAATACCACCACCACGAAAAGCAAGTTCATGTCCTAAAGTCTGTTTTGGTCTACAAAATTCTGGCAACGTACAAATTTTAGTGTATTGCGGACTATTAGAGCCTGGCGTGAAAGCACCCACTAATCTTACATGAACCATATGTGTTCCGAATTCACAGAATGTACCACCACTGTTAGGTACAAACTTAGAGGTTGCATTGATTTTTGCTGAAAAGTTAGCCGCTGGAACAAGTTCTTTATAGTCTCCTAATGGAACGGGTGACTGATTAATCATGCAATTTAAAATCCATCTTGCTAAAATATCGGTGTAAGCGGCTGTGTAATGTAAATAATGTCCGTCGGTTTCAGAATAAAAAGTACTCTGCATAATTGATGTCTCTGGTGTAATAACAGGCGCACTTGAAAATCCATCAATAAAAGTCCATCCGTTGATTATAGCGTACTGACTCATATAACGCCAATATGCTGTTTGCGGAATAATCCATCCTGACTGCATACCTCTATTATTTTTGTATGTACTCATTAGATACACCTGACATTTTGGATTAAGTTTCTGTACTTTTGTTCTTATCTTATCCAAAGCGGTATCTAATGCAGATAAACTTGTCTGATCTCTCACATCATTAATACCACACCATATCCACAGAATATCTGGTTTTACGGTACATGCTTCGAATCTCGTAGCCTGTTCTGCCATTTTTTCTCCAGACTTAGCATAACTTAATACGGTACAGCCTGTATTCGTCAGCATGTTCTTAAAGCTTTTAACCCAACTTACAGACCTAGTTTCATCTGTTAAACTGTCTCCGAGAAGTACAATTTTTTTGTTCTGCATGTCATTTAAATAACTTACTGCTCCATATGTTTCTTCAATAATTTCTTCAAAAACGCCAGCGGTTTCATAATCATGCATAACAGTTCTAACGTCTTTCAACACCTGATTCGGAATATCATTAACTTTCGCTTCATAATTATTAACAAAGTCGTTAATCTTCGTATTCTGAGAAGTGAGCGTGTTAGTCATTGTGGTGTTAAAGTCTTTTAACTGCTGTTTAACACTATTGTCAAGAACATTAAAACCGTCCGTTAATTCTTTCATGGTAGCAATTAACCAATCCAGATTCATTTCGTGAAAATTTGTAAAAGGAAATTTATTCCAGAATGCCATATTTATACCTCCTGTTAATAAACACTAAGACAGAATCTATCTCTAAAATCATATACAATTTTATTGATTACATTCATTCCCGACAGTGTATCAAATTTACTAGCCATGTCAAAAAATTTTCCATAATCCGTAAATGTTTTTGTCTGATTCCTAATCACATCATTTTTGAATGTTTCATTATCAGATAGATTAACATTATTAGTATCTGTAAAATTATCTGTTGACACGGTATTATCTTTCGGTTTTGCGGCACTCTCATTGAATCCAAATACTGAGGTGTCAACAACGTTATTGCCGGTATGCTGTATTGAAGTATTACCACCACGCTCTAATGCTCTAGTACTTGAAGCTCCGTCTTTTCCTGTCAACACTTCCTGTGTGCCACCTAACAATATATTATTTGAGTCAACGTCTACAGCTTTTTGTGCGGAATAGTACGCTTTCCATACTTCTGTCTGGTTATCAGCCCAACTTTTTACGATTCTTTTGAAAAATGTCGGGTTAGGCAAAGTAACCTCTAACTCACCACACTCGTACACAATCAAATCTTCTAAGCGTTCCAACATATTCATAGCAATTGTTTCAGTCTCGAACAATGAGACAAATACATCAAGAAATGTACTGTCGATTATATTCTCGTCCCAGTTTAGTAATCCTATAATTGAAATATAAGAACTCATACACTCACCTACTTTATTTTTGTCAAATTTGTATACACTATAATAGTTATTTACACATTTTTCTCACCCTTTCGCCAATTAACCCACACTCTACTGCTAAGTTTATCACCAAACATTTTATTAATTTTATCGCAACTTTTCTGTAATTCTTCGAGCCATAAATCACACTTGCTCTGTGTCTCGAAATTATTACTCTCAGCTTCAGCAGTTATCAACCTTTCTTTTTTGTCAGACCGTACGTTAGGAATTCCAACGTCATTACAGAACATTTCTTCCCATCTCCTTAGAGTGTCCTGTAAATCTGGTGCTATGAAATTATCCCGCAATTTATTTGCGAACGTTGACCATGGTTCAGTAGTATTTCCCATAGAATCTCTTCGTCTGAGATTATTTCCATAATATACCGAGGTATTTCCTTTCATAATCTGATCAAACGTTTCTTTCAAGGACTCTGCTTGTGCTTTTCCATCAACGCCAAACATATATGTTAACTTACTGTTAGCGATGTTAATTTCACAAGTTTCAGCAGTTAATGCCATATTGTCTGCGTAGTAAGAACATATGTCTATTACACCACGCCAGTCTGGTTGTAATCTTATAATTATGCAATCCTTGTTGATAGTCCTTGTGTTAATACCTACTAATAATGGATTAGCAATATTAACTTGAGTCGGTTGATAAAAGATATTATAACCTTGAATACCACACGCCTGCGGAATCACACCGTACTTGTCGGTGTAAAACACACATAAAAACCCCCAGCAGTATAACGTATATAAGAAGTAATTCTTATCCCATTCTTCTGGCAACTCCCACTTAAACACTGACATGCATTTCTGTAGAAGATATCTCAAAAAATAGGAATATAACTGAGTGTTTTTGCAATGCAATGTAGATGGCGAATAACTAGAGGTGTATAAATTAATCATGTCATAATTAACCGGTACACCACAATTATTCAAATAATTAATCATTTTCTCACCCCTTTAAAAAATAATCAAGCCACTGACGCGTATATGTGACTCTTTGTGGTTGTTCTACTACAGCCGGACGCAAGTAATTTGCCGCAAAAGCATAGGTTAATTTTTCCAAGTCGTAGTTAAGCTGATTAAACGCCCACTGTCTGAAATCGCATGGATATTTAGTAGTCTTATACCACTGTGGTTCAATACCTCTATGCGCTTCGCCAACGCTTTCCTGATACTCAGCATAGATTACACCAAGCTGTTTATTTCCATCATACCAGTCAGTGTGATCACCGTACAGAACATCGAGAACAGCATATAAATCGCTGGCGGGTGTCCACTGTACAAGTCCGTGTCCTGCTCCTGCTGATGTAGTACCACCGCCAACCTCAATAAGACCCGGATTCAAAGTACTTTCGCCTTGCATGTTTCCAAGTAATGCCGCCACACTGTTAACATTCCATCCAAGTTTCTGATAGAAATAGTCCCAAATAATAGTGGCATTACTTTCCATGTCTGACTGCGAAAGATAACCTGATGTTGTGTCAGTAACAATGGTTTTCCATTCACCTGCCGGTGTAATTGGTGGTACTGTGCCCCCGCCTTGCTGTTTTCCTAACAGATAGAAGATAAGAGCCGTTCCTTTGCCCTCATTGTAGTAACTACGCATAATATACCCCGCTTTCCAAGAAGTTTTTAACCTCGTCAATTTCACTCTGATATGCTCCTGATATGGGAGTACTACCATTTTCAACCTCATAATAACCGTCCCCAAGTGTTGAGAATTTACTGTTTTTACAGTAAGGTCTACCATTATCCGCTCTGTCTTCATCAACTAATAGCATACAGTCAATATAGCAATACACATAAGAAGTCAATCCAATAGTTGACCCCTGACCGCCTTTTGTGGAAACTTCTGCCGAACCTACAGCCATAGCACTGTTCACAACTCCTTTTGCGAAGCCGCCAACATCAAGCTTAAATAATGAACCTAATGCGTTGCTTACACCTGATGCTACGTTTGAGTAATTGGTTTTGATATCACTGGTTGAAATAGAAACGCCAATATTGGAGTACATGATTCCGAGTAACTCATTTCCACCACCAGTATTATCAACTGATATGCGACATAATGCATGACCTGTACGTGGGTCTACGTCTGCACTTATCTTAATACTTTCACCATCTCTTATTTTGCCACTGTCAACAGTGAGACAACCGAAAGGTGGAATATATACTCTGATATATCTGTATGGCTGACAATTAAGATAATTGCCACGTTCTAACTGTGGATGTGATGTAGGAGTGACAGAAGTTTCTTTTGTTTTCCACAAGTCATCATCCAACTTGTATAATGTTAATCCTGTAACATCCCACCAACCGATAGAAATGCCAGACATTTGTGTACCGCCAAGTGTGAATGGAAACCATGTCACTGACGTAATGTACTGAGCGGGATTAACAGCTATCTGTATCAGATTGTCAGATACTCCCGAGATTCCATCTCCTACCATCCACTTAATATTGCTGAATATTGAATTGGCGAGTTTTTTAAAGTTTGCAGGATTCATGGCATAGTAGTTGCAAAGACCTTGTTTGTTCACAATACCTACTACATAAGAACCTGCAATATCAAACCCCTGTTCAATCTGCCATAGAGGATTGCCAGTCACAGTTTGCCTGTTGACCTGTGGCTTTTTCGGATAAAGAGCGTCAGCAATACCGCCGTCAAAGGAAGTAGAAGACCTTACCACATAGTAGTTATAGTCTTTAATGGTTTCTCTATAAGACGCAAGAACATCAACTTTTAATTGAGCCGTCCACAAATTATCCTCATTTTTCCAGTCACTAATCCAGTAATATCGTGAAAATGTACTAATATGACAATAGTTCCATCTTGACGGATTGAAAGATGCAGAAGAATTTGCGATAGTAATAACAGGATTTAACACCCCTGTACCCTCTTTGATGGTACACATCTCTGTTCTTACAACGTCTTTAGTCTCAGGAACAAAAGTAGAATTTTTTCTTTTTGCCACCCGGAAAAACTCAACATTAAAACTCATATTATCACCTCGCATGTTCACGTGAAACATTAATTAAAAGAGCGGGCATAACACCCGCCCATAGGAGAAAGAGAACTTAGTCAAGTAAAAACACAACAGCGTTCTCAGTAAAATCATTCCAATACCGATCGTTGAAGTGCCACCAAACATTAGTGTACTCACCTCTTGCATTATATGGTGTGACAGCAGTTCTTGCACCGTAGGTAGTGATTCCTGCCGCTTCTTCATCCATGAGAATACCGAAAATGTTTGAAGTTGCTGTACCTGTACTGTCTGGTGTTATAGAACCATTAGGTAACATATATCTTGCCTGTACATTAATACCCATAGGAGTTTTAATTGATTGCCAAAAATTAACTCCCTCATAGTCCATCATCTTCAAGTACTGTTCGTTGAACACACTTGAAAATACAGAACTTTCCACGTTGTTCATTTCTGGCGTGTAGAGATACAGTCTTTGATTCTGCACAGGTGTATGTCTCATAATATTGTGACCAGTAACATTGATGTGATACTGCAAACTTCTTTCCGTCATAAAACCGGAGATTGTTTTGATTCTAGAAAATGCCCATTTGTAAAATGGAACAAAATTTTCTGGTTTTTTCACAGTATCACTGTCAAGTTCAAGACCTGTCACATCATTATATTCTGTGACAAGGTGAATAACATTTGTGGTATCACCTTTAACCTTGCCGCCGATTAAGTTTGCGATAGTTGCCCTTGCTGTGTTTTCATGGCACTGTTCAATCATATCCATGGTATTCTGAACAAGCATGGTATAGAATCTCTCAAACTCCTCTTCATTCTGCAAAGCAATGTTCAACTGGTCACGGAAAATGGTATAGTGCTTACTGTATACACACTGTCCATAAAAATTGGTCTGTAAAATATCTGGTTTGCTTACAATGTCAGCATCTATGCTCTGTCCATCTGTTAAGTCGTAAGAAACATTTGCTTCCCAGTCTTTGTCTCCGATGTTAATTTTACGAACGTGGTTGCCCCATTTCATGCTATCCACAAAAAGTCCTGCAAACTTTCTATTGTATGGACGTATGGAAAAAATAGTCCTTGAAATAACCTGTGAAATAGCATTAAGTAATGCGTCTGGTGCAATTCCTATTGCTGTGGTAGCAACTGACACAAAATTATTATTAACAGCACTCACAGCAGTTTTGCCAGTAGCTTGTGAAATAATAGCATTTAACGTAGCAACTGCATTGAAATTTCCGATTGATGGTTTATCAACCGATATAAAAGTCGAACTAGCCATACTTTACCCCCTCTGCATAATTTCCGGTGGATTAATAATAGCCGCTGTCATTTCATCGACAGTCGGAACATGATTAACTCCTGCAAGATTCTGTGTGATCCCATTAGCCTGCACCGCTCTGGTCAGTGCATTGATAGAATTCGTTAACTGGTCATTATTCGGAAACTGCCGCCCTACTACATTCTGTGTCGGACTCCCTGCATAATTCCCCTGCTGAAAAGCATAATCAACTAACTGACTCTGAGCCTGTCCTGCTGTTGACGGACTTGTAAGCTGATCCTGTAATAACTCCGGTGGTGTGACTACCTGCTGTGCTATAACTCCTACTGGTACTGGTGGAATTCCTAACTGTGGTGCTGGTGCTGGTGCTGGTGCTGGTGCTGGTGCTGGTGCTGGTGCTGGTGCTGGTGCTGGTGCTGGTGCTGGTGTGGTATTAATTAATGAAATAATGTCATTTTTTGTAAATCCCGCACCCGCGAGTGCGATAATATCATCCATTGTCATGTCTTTTATTCTCCTTTCTGATTCTGATTAGATAGTCAATGTGGGCGAATCCTGCAATCATTTTTCCGTTCGGCATGGTATACTGTCCGAGTACCCATTTAAGGGTGGAATCGGTAAATCCATATCCAAAAAATGTACTGCCTTTTGGCATAGAAGCGATCACATTGCTGTCATAAGTCGGTGCATCGCGTAACATCAAGTCAAGGTTTTTGGTATCAACTTTTAATTCGCCGTATACATCCGTGTGCGGATGAAGCATATATCCCTTTACGCTTTCAGATGTTTTTGCAATGATTTCTGCTGATATGTTCAATGTGAATCACCCTCTCCCAGTCTGTCAAGAAGTTTCTGTAAGACAAGCGTGTTGTTGTTGAGAGCATCCTGCAACTTACTCACTTCTTCTTTGTGCGACTGCATCTCCTGATACCACAGATAGAATGTTACAGTGAGACATGCCACAGGCACGCCCAAATTTGCAAAAATTGTACTTAATGAATTAATGTCCATTTTATTCACCCGCTTTCTTTTTTGGAACTGTTAAATATAGGGAAAGTCCGTATCATGGATTGGACGAATCCTCGCACTACAGTTCCGCTGTATGTCCTTGTGCCACGGACTTTTGTTTTCCCTATACAAACATTGTACTACATATGAAAATAGCTGTCAAGTAGAAATTTAGATTCTATGTCCTCGAAAAAGATTTTGTCTTCGAGATAATTTACATTCCATATCCATGAATAGTACCGTTTAAAGGCTTTGATGTTCTTTTCGTTTATTCCTGTAAATGTTCGAATTGGCGTACCCTGTTTATGCTTGCACACATAGAGCATATCTGAGGACTTGTGTTCATAGATTGCGATTTCTTCGAAAAATACTAACGGAAGATATTCTGATAGGTTTTGCGATCTTACATCCGAATAGTCAGTATCATAGAATTCATTTCCTAAAGCCATTTGAGAAAAGCCGCTGTGTTCGCCTACCATCTTATAGAGTGCTGTTTCTTTTTTCGCCTGTGAGATAGGACTATTACATAAGTTATATAAAGCGATGCCTCTTGACTTGAGGAAAGCTGTTTCCTGTCTTTTCCGTGACATATCCGCGACTTTGCGGATAAGTCCTAGACTGGCGAACAGTTCACAGCCTACATTGTCTGAGTTCGAGAAGCATAGCACCTGTAGCGGCGGTAGTCCTTTCAACTCCCTGTTTCGGTTCATGGTTTCATAACCATGCAGGAATGATTCTGCTATTCCTCTAGGAACTCTATCACCTTTCTGTGGAATGAATTCGTCCCATATCCATAGAGAAACGTCCTCTGCTGAAAAACCACGTAAGTTTGACAGTGTGGTGATAGCCGATCCATAGCCTACAGGTTTTCCCACTGGTGTTGTTTTACCATCTTCATCTTCTGATGTATGATAATATCCCGCAATGTTATTAATGGCGTAAGGCTGTATGTTGTAACCTAGATCATCATTAAGAGGTTTAAGTGGAGATAGTTCTTTGTTTTTGATTTTGTCAAGTTGAGTCTGTTTTGTTCTAGAATACATAAAGGTCTTGTGTTCTTCTAAGGCATATTTCAGACCACCATATGTCTTTCCTGTACCTCTGCCTCCCCAAATAAAATTAAAGGGATAGCCATTTTCAACTATCCCTCTAATATTTAGGTATCCCTGTGCTGTGTACAGGTTGGATTTCTTCTTACTTGACATATTTTGCAGTAATGTATTCACGGTTGTTCTTGCTACGTTCTGCTACAATTTCAACACAAACATTTGTGACACCACATTTTTTCGCAAGTTCCATGATTCTGTCGAATGTGCGTACAAACGCCGCTGATGTAGTAGCGAATACATGTCCCTCAGTGGTTGAAACTGTGAGAACCCTCACTGTATCACCATTCATGTTGTCTTCTTCATAGAGACAATACTTGTCAATGTGTACCTGCTCTCCCTTGAGATCTAAGCCACGAAGCCGGTCAGGTGATTCAAACATATCATACGATAAATCCATAGTCCAATCATCATCTGCAATATTTGTTTTAATAATGTTCATGTTATTTCTCCTTTTTTCTTTGTTCATGTTTCACATGAAACATTAACTTGATAAACATATATGTGATGTTTCACGTGAACGTTATTAGTGATTATAATAGTGATCGAAAAGCTGTGCGCAATGTTAATCCACTACGGGTTTCATATCTGCTTCTTCTGTCGGTTCTGATGGTACTCTGCTGTCTTCGAGTTCCTTGATCGCCGCCTTGATGAAGTTTTCATCTGTCAGATGATATGTGCAGAATTTTGTTTCTGTCGTGATGTTTTCTACAGTCGCACCTGCCGGAACAAGTTCATCTTTTTTCATATCATTATACATTTTTGTCTGAGTCCATGCCGTTCCAACAAACTCACGTGTTGCTACTTTGATCTCGTCTGAATCCTGTTCTTTATAGTACAGATTCATCACTGTGGTTGTAATAGTTCTAACCATTTTGTTTTCACTCCTTTTTCTTATTATAGTGTCGTTTCTGTGTACTTCTTGAGTACATTATTATAATAGCATAATATTTTTGGTTTGTCAGCAATTTTTTTCGAATTGGTTGTTGACATTCAGCAATAAGCGTGGTATTATATACTTGTAACAGGAAACTAGCTAAATAATAAGGAGATTAAAAATGAGTAAACAGGAAATAAGAAAAAAATTAGAGGAACTTGAAAACACTAAGGATTATCACACATTAGCATTAAGAGTTAATTATCTTCGTTTCTACGTTGACTACAGCAGTCTGGAATTTAAAAAGGATAACACGGGCTACACCATTTACATCAAGGATAATGAGGGTATGTTATCAGCTAGTATGTGGGAGGATGATATTACAAATATTGATTTTAAGGTGATTATAAAATGAGTCTTTTAATTTTAGGTATCACAATAGGTTATATGTTAGGTATGGTTATATTTGGTCTGGACGAGAGGAGAAAGAAATGAAGATATATTTTAAAGAAACTAACGGAAACAATATTTTGTTCGCCACCGATGGTATCACAGTAAAAGCATTTTACAGGTCATTTAATAATCTGGATTTATATATAGGAAATGTTGTTGAACAGTTTCGTAAAATTTTCGCTGAACTCATAGAAGATGATATGTTAATGCCATTTGACGAAATACAAGGAGAAGATGAATGGGATGAACCATTTATTGATAATTTAACATCAGATTGCGAACTTGTTATTGATACAAAGGAGTATGAACATGAAAACAGTGAGCATTAACTTCGACGAAAGAATATTAAGTAACCTTGATTCACTAGCTGAAAAGTTGGGAACGTCAAGAAGTAACACGTTAATGATTGTATTGAGGGAGAACGTTATACTCTCCCTCTTAAATAAGGAGTGTGGAAAATATGGCAAAGAAATCTGCAAGTAGAATACAGCTTGAAGTCAAGTATAGAGAGTTGAGAAAGAAACTGGTAGGACAGATTGAGAAAGTATCTAAAAGTGCTTACGCTAGAGATGTAGAGAAAGCTAAAGCATATATAGAGCCTAGAATACCTAGTGTGTCTAAGGTTGGTTCTAAAAGAAATCTGGAATTGGCAATCCGTGAAGCAGAAGCGGCACTGAAAAATAAGACTTTCGTTATTGCTGAGAGAAAACGCGCAAGAAAAAAAGCTGTAAAACGTCTTAATGAAACTTTTGGTACTAACTACTTTAAGAACTATCGACAGGCATCAAAATTCTATGAGTTCATGGAAAAAGTAAGAGAACATTCACAAGATATTATCTATGACAGCGACAAGGCAGTAGACATATTTTTAGAACACTCGGATGAGAAACCAGAAAAGATTATTGAGAGGTATAGAGATTTTGAATCAGAATTTCGTAAAAGAAGTCCAAAGAGAGTATCTTTCTGATATTATCAGAGGTATCCCGATTGCCAGAAACTACAACAGACGGAAGAAAGTTGACAAGACATTATTTCGTAACTGTATGTGTGCTTTTGACATTGAGACTACATATCTGGACGAAATCGAACAGAGTATAATGTATATATGGCAATTCGCTGTAATGGACTTGAGAACAGATAATATCTGGTATTGTTTTGGTAGGACATGGGATGAGTTTATTGAGTTGCTAAACAGCTTCTACCATGACGGTATCACCATAATGATATGGGTGCATAACTTGAGTTATGAATTTCAGTTCTTGAGACATTGGCTTCCCTTTATGAAAGACAAGGTATTCTCACTCAAGTCACGAAAGGTTGTGAGAGCAGACATTGACGGAATACAGTTCCGCTGTTCTTATATACAGACTAACAAAAGCCTTGACGCATTTACAAAAGACATGGGTGTTGCGCATCAGAAGCTCAGTGGGGTTATTTTTGACTACTCTAAGAAACGTTTCCCATGGACTGAAATGACACAAGAGGAATTGCACTATTGCTGTAATGACGTTGTTGGTCTACTTGAAGCTATGAGGGTACGAATGAAAATGGAAAATGACACACTCTATTCGTTACCACTTACCTCTACGGGATATGTCAGACGGCTTGCTAAGAATGCAATGAGGTCATACAACTATAATCAGCTTCACGCCATGATGTGCAATGAAGATGTGTATAGACTGTTAAGACTCGAATTTCGTGGTGGTGATACACACGCTAATAGGTATCATGTTAATCAGATACTTGAAAACGTGGCAAGTTTTGATAGGGCAAGTAGCTATCCAGATGTTATGCTTAATTATAGATTCCCTATGAGTGCATTCACACCGAGAATGATAACTGACATAGAAGAACTCGAACGGAAATGCAAAGTCAGAGATTGTTGTTTCATTGCTGTGTTCACTATCACACATCTACAACAGAGGGATATATACTATGGTGCACCATACCTCAGTCTTGACAAGGCTGTTGAGATAAGTGGTCAAGTTGTTGATAATGGTAGGGTACTGAGTGCTGATAAGGCTGTGTATGTGTTTAATGATATTGATTGGAAGATAGTCAAGAGTGAATATGTTGGTGAAGTCGAGATTAGTCAAGTGTATATTGCAAAATACGAGTATTTACCGCGGGCATTTAGGGATCTGGTCATTGACTTGTTTCACAAGAAAACATCACTCAAGAATGTCGAGGGGCAAGAACTAAACTATATGCGGAGTAAGGAATTAATCAACTCACTGTATGGAATGTGCGCTCAGAACCCTGTCAAGCCAGATATAATATACATGGACGAACCAGAACAAGCATTTAAACTTGAAGAAATCGCGGACATAGGTGAAAAACTTGAGAAATACAACAAAAAAGCATTTCTTCTTTATGCATGGGGTTGCTGGGTGACTGCCTGGGCGAGATTAAAGCTGAAAGAGATGATAAACATTGTTGGAGATAATTTTGTATATTGCGACACTGATTCTGTCAAGTTCCTTGTTCGTGATGATTATGAAAGAATTATTCAGAAAATAGAAGAATATAATCAAGAACTTAAAGAACTCAGTATTTCAAATAAGGGATATGCCGATGATAAGAAAGGCGTTACACACTACTTAGGTGTGTATGAATATGAAGAAACATATAAACAATTTAAAACGTTAGGAGCGAAAAAGTATGCATATGTTGATGAAGATGGACAATTTAAAATTACAATTGCGGGAGTACCGAAGAAATCAGGAGCAAGAGAAATGGGAAAAATCGAGAACTTCAATGTTGGCTTCATATTCCGTGATACGGGTAAGTTGGAATCAGTCTACAATGACTGTGATTATGGAACTTACTATACGGATGATTCACCAGAACATAGAATTGAAATTCGTTCAAATGTTGTGCTACGAGAATCAACATATGAGATCGGTTTATCGGCTGAATATATGTATATTCTGGCATCTGTTGGAAATTGGAATGAATTTTTAGAGAATGAGAGGTTAAAAAGATATGAACTTGAAAGTTTACAACGCTAGGGATAAATTGAAAGAAACTATTGACGCTATGACATATGTAAAAACTAATGAAGAGTTAGACAAACTTCTTGTGAGTGTTTGTGCAGAACTTCTTAGATATGATATAGAACTTAGAAAAGAAATTGAAAAGTGATTTTCTGTGAGAGGGTGACTTCGGTTGCCCTCTTTTTTCGCGAGTGAGTTAGTTGGAACTAACTTTGTTCCCGTCAGAGTTAAATGCTACTAACTCATGGGCGGAGCGACCGGAGGGAGCGAAGCCATTTCGAACATATGTTTGTGTTTCGTGTGCGTTCGCCGCGGACAGACTGGGTGGT